AAAGAAAAACAGACACCGTATTTCTCAGATGAAGAACTGTTGTTACTTTTGAAGATGAATGATGGCGATGTAAGAAAAGCAAGTTATGAAGGACTTATCACAAAAGCGGAAGTAACAGGATTGAGTGTTAGTGGATTAACCACAAAAGATAGTTCCAGTTATTTCAAAATGTTAGCATCAAAATTCTGCGATACAAACAGTGGGGTGCTAATGTAATGTGGTTATTAAAAGAGCAAAAAGCAGTTGAAAGAGAAATAGCAAGAAACGGAAGTACATACACTGTTAAGAGAAACAAAGTCGATAAATATGGAGAACCTACGCAGGAAGTTGAAGAAGTAACAATCTTGCGTGGGTTGTTTCATATTTCAAAAGGTTTTATAACAAAAAATACTTCTGATGGAAGTCAAACAAAAACAAAAGGACAACCAATGATTCTTGCATTGTGGGAAGAATGTGAAACAATTCAGAATGGCGATTTTGTTGTTATTAATGGTAATACCTATAAAATCACTGACAAAAACAATATTGAAGAATATAACATCATTGCAGATATTTCTTTGGAGGTGGTATTGAGTGACAGGAATTAGAACTGATATATCACAGCTTGAAAGATGGCTGAGCAAGGCAGAAAACAAATCAAAAGTTGCCGTTAAAATGTATGCTCAGCAGGGTGCAAATAAGTTTCAAAACTATGCAAAACAAAATGCTATGTGGACTGATAGGACAGGACACGCAAGGCAAAGGTTGACAGGCTATATAGAATACTTTTCGAATAAGGTAAGAATTAATATAGCGCATGGTGTTGATTATGGTATATTCTTGGAATTGTGTAATGAACAGAGATACGCAATTTTAAACAGAACAGTGCAAGCGAATAGCAAGGAAGTATTGGATGGTTATAAGAATTTGTTGAGGTATCTTGTATGAGTATGAGCCTATTAAAAGATGCATGGGACTTGTTAAAGGATGCAGGATTCAACCCATTTATGCCGGGACAGCATAAGGGGGAATGTATTGAGCCATACGTTGTTGTTAAACTGAGTGGCGTGTTACCTCTTGAAGTTAGTTCTGAGCGACCCATTTATACGTTTCTTGTTTATGTTCCCGAAAAGGAATATACGAAACTTGAAACAAATGTTTTTGCGATTAAGCAGGAACTTAAAAAACTTTATCCACGCATTATGTATGCAGGGAATGAAACAGAAAGTTTTTATGACGAACAAATAAAAGCACACATGATAAGTTTTCAATATTGTGGTATTAGAAAACTCGAAAACAGGTAAATAAAGGAGGAAGGAAAAATGTCTGTTACAAAAAAGAAATTGGAATCAATTCCAACTATTGATGTTTCACTGGTAGTAATTAGAGTTGGAAGTGAAACAGATGGAACAGAATACGCAGTAGATACTGCAAGTCAGATTGCCGTTGAAGTGCAGACGGAAACTACGGATGCAATCAAACTTGTGAAATCTGGCAAGTTGTTAGCGCAGAAACCGCAGTCAACAACAATTACAGGTAATCAGATTACACTTACGGACAATGTGTTTAGTCCGACATTGGCAAAAATTTTACAGGGTGGAACAATTACGGGCGAAGGTGATACACTTATTTATACACCGCCAGCCGCAGGAAGTAGCGAAAAAGGTAGTGTGTTTGCGCTTGATGCATATTCCGCACAATACGATGCATCTGGACAGATTGTAAGGTACGAAAAGATTAGTTATCCTAACTGTCAAGGGACACCGTTCGGAGTTGGAGCGCAGGATGATACTTTCAGAGTACCAGAGTACACGATTAACTCAGCACCGAAAACAGGAGAACCGCCATATAAGATTTCTTATGTGAAAACATTACCAGATTTTTCGGAAGTAGTAGCACAACAAATCGAAGTGGCAGATTCAGAAGAAACTAGAATGGTAGTAGGTTGAAACAAAACAAATAGAACAAAAGGAGAATAAAAATAGATGGCAACAAAAAGAACAACAGTAGAACAGAAAGTAACAAGTATACAGGATTTTATCAAACAGTCACAAGGCGAGGTTGTAGAGTTACCCGGATTTACTTCTGAGCCTGTTTATGTGAAACTTAAAAGACCATCGCTGTTAGGTCTGGTAAAACAAGGAAAAATTCCAAACGCATTATTGACAAGAACAAATGAACTGTTTTCAAATGATGTAGGAATTGACCCAACAGACGATAACATGATGGGAGAACTTTCAGAGGTTCTTGAATTGATTGCAGGTGAGTCTTTTGTTGAACCGACATATCAGGAAATTAAGGATGCAGGTGTGGAACTGACAGATGAACAACTGATGGCAGTTTTCAATTATTCACAGAAAGGCGTGAAGGGCTTAGAATCCTTTCGTACAGAGTAAAAGAGTAGAGTCTGTAATAGCAATGTCAAAGCTGTATAAGTGTTTACCCAGCGAGATATTGGGAATTGAAGATACTTATACAGCTTTTTGTTTCGATGAAGCCTGTTGTAATTTACGGTTGAGAATTGAAAACGAAGAAAAGCCGAGATATATAGAACAGAACAAAGATGGAGAACAAAAGTTAGAGTATAGTAGTTTTAAAGAGTTTTATAAACAATATGAATAAAGAAAGAGGTATAACAAATGGCAATAAATGTAGGTTCTGCCGTTGCGTACCTTGAACTAGACACTAGCAAGTTTTCCAAAGGTTTCAAATCTGCCTATAACGACTTGAAAGTGTTTTCAGATAAATCGGCAACGGCAGGAAACAAACTGAGAGGATTAAGTAGTACTTTTGATTCTGTCGGTAAATCATTAACAAAAACAGTAACAGTACCGCTTGTAGGAATTGGAACAGCGGCAGTAAAAACAGCGGCACAATTTGACAGTCATATGTCAGAGGTAAAAGCTATCTCAGGAGCAACAGGAGAACAGTTTACACAGCTTCGTAACAAAGCAATTGAAATGGGAGCGAAAACAAAATACTCAGCTTCTGAGAGTGCGCAAGCGTTCAAATATATGGCAATGGCAGGATGGGACACGAAAGATATGTTGAATGGCATTTCTGGTGTTATGAATCTTGCCGCCGCTTCTGGTGAAGACCTTGCAAGCGTTTCAGACATAGTCACTGATGCAATGACAGCCTTCGGACTGTCAGCAGATGGGACAACAAAAGTTATTAAAAATGGACTTACCGTAGAAGTTTCGAACGCAACACATTTTGCAGATGTATTAGCGCAGGCTTCGAGAAAGTCAAATACTAATGTTGCTATGATGGGTGAAACATTCAAATATGTTGCGCCAGTCGCAGGAGCGTTAGGCTATAGTGTAGAAGATACAGCAGTAGCGATTGGATTAATGGCGAATAGTGGCATTAAAGCATCACAAGCCGGAACAACACTTAGAACGTTATTAACAAACTTGGCGAAACCAACTGATACAATGCAGTCAGCTATGGATTATCTTGGTATTTCACTTGAAACAACAGACGGAAAAATGAAAAGTTTTTCTGAGGTTATGCAGGATTTGAGAAAGTCTTTCGGACAGTGTAAAATGCCGATGGACACATTCAAGAAGAAGTTAGCAGAAATTGAAAAACAACATGAAAGTGGTGAGATAACAGAAAAGAAATATAATGCCGCTGTTGAAGACCTTACAAAGAAAGCATATGGAGCAGAAGGAGCATTAAAAGCTAACTTGGCGGCTTCACTGGCAGGAGCAGAAGGAATGTCTGGTCTGTTAGCAATTGTAAATGCAACAGACGAGGATTTTCAAAATCTAACAGATTCTATTAATAATTGTGATGGCGTATCTCAGGATATGGCAGATACAATGAACGACAATCTGAATGGTGCTGTTACGTTGTTAAAAAGTGCGATTGAATCAGCACTAATTTCAATTGGTGATAGATTTACGCCAGTAATTAGAAAGTTAGCAGAAAACATAACAGAACTTGTAGAAAAGTTTAACGGTTTGTCAGATGAACAAAAAGACCAGATTATAAAATGGGGATTAATTGCCGCCGCAGTCGGTCCGAGTTTGATAGTATTTTCAAGTGTAACAAAACTTTTAGCCAATGTTGCGGATGGTTTTAAACTGACAAAAGATGCAATATTTGGTTTTGAGAAAGTTTTAAGACAAGGAACGTTTGAACTTGGAAAAGTTACAACATACACGAAACAAATCCCCGGATTACTTGATAACATGATGTTGGCAGTAAATACAAACATAGAAGGGTATGGATTGCTAGGCGGTTCTATAAGAAGTGTGGGACAAGCCTTTTCATTCCTTATTTCAAAAATCAATCCAATTGTTGTTGTGATAACATTATTAGTTGCATCGTTCGCAACATTATGGAAAACAAATGAAGAATTTAGAAGCAAAGTTATTGGAATATGGGAACAGGTAAAAGGAAAGTTTCAAGAATTTTCAGATGCGATTACAGAAAGGATAAATGCATTAGGATTTAATTTTAAAGACATAACAGATGTAATCAAAGGAGCATGGGAAGGATTTGCAAATGTTATAGCTTCGCCAATTATAACAAATGCTTTACAGCTTATCGCAGATACTTTTGGAAATGTTTTGGATTTTATCTTAGGTGCAGTTGATACGTTACTTGGTTTGTTTACAGGAAACCATGAGCAATTTGTGAACGGTATCAAAGAAATGCTATCTGCGATTTCAAATGCAATTCTTGATGGTGTAAAAAACATTGGTTCACTTGTCGGAGAATTGTTGGCAAATGTTCTTGAATTGTTTGGATTTGACAAAGCCGCTGATGCGGTTAGAACTTTCTTTACTGAAACATTTCCAAAAGCAATCGAGGGAGCAAAGGACAAAATCAAAAATGCTATTTCAGGCGCAATTGATGCTATCATGAGTTTTTCGGATGGTGTTACCGAAAACTTCCATAAAGCTGTTGACGGTATAAAAGAATTTGCAAGTAATGTAAAAGAGTTTTGGACTGAGAAAGTACCAGAAGCCTTTAGGAGTGGAAAAGACAAAGTTATAGAAGTAGTCACAGGAATCAGAGATAAAATTAAAGAAGGTTTCACGGGTGCGCTCGATGCAATAAAACAATTCGGAACAAATGTTAAAACATTTTTTACGCAAACAATACCAGAAGCGTTTGTTAGTTTTGTTACTGAAACAGTACCGAATTTTATACAATCTGTTGTAACATTCTTTGAAGAATTACCAAACAAAATTGGTTTTGCAATTGGTCAGTTTTTAGGCAAGTTGTATGTTTTTGGTTCTGATATGATATCATGGGCGGCAGAAGCTATACCTAGTTTGATAGATTCAATTGTAACATTCTTTGCAGAGTTACCGGGTAAAATTTGGACTTGGTTACAGAATACAATTGAGAAGATTAAAACGTGGGGAGCGGCAATGAAAGATACCGCAGTAATGTTTGCACAAAACACGATTGATTCCGTTGTTAATTGGTTTATGCAATTACCGGGTAAAATTTGGACTTGGTTACAAAATGTTATCACAAAAATTAAGACTTGGGGTTCAAATATGCTGAGTAGTGCGAGGACTTCAACGCAGAACATGGTAAATACAGCAGTTACAATAATTTCACAATTACCGGGTAAATTTTGGTCTTGGTTACAAAACACAATTTCAAAAATTGTGTCATGGGGTGGTAATATGGTTTCGTCTGGTAGAACAGCAATAACTAATTTTATCAGTTCTGTGATTGACACGCTCATATCTTTGCCGGGTAAGGTTTGGAATATCTTACAACAAATTCCTAGCAAAGTCTCCAGTCTTGGCAGTACATTATACAGCGCAGGGCGGTCAGCGTTCTCGAGATTGTGGGACGGAATTAAGTCAATTGGTAGCAGTATTCTTGGATGGGTACAAGGTTTTGCAAGTAAAATTGGAAGTTTTGTAAGTAGTATCGTTTCTGGTTTTCAGAGCATTGTTGGAAAATCTAACGAAGCAAGGTCAGCCGCCGCTTCTGTGAATGGACACCATGCAAACGGACTTGATTATGTTCCATTCAACGGTTATACAGCTTATCTGCATAAGGGCGAAAGAGTTTTGACAAAACAGGAAAATGAAGCATATACAAGAGGTAGAACATCACAAGGCGATACGTTCATTTTTTATGATACAAAACCGAACCCATATGAATATGCTAGACAGATGAAAAAAGCGAAAAAAGAATTGATGGAAGGATTTTAAAGGAGGTGCAGAACATTGATAGATTTTATAACATTAAGAAATTTCACAAGACAGGAAAGTGTTGGAATCAAAAAAGACGGAAGAAATTTTGTGTTAGATT